ATATTATATAACACCCTGACACTTATAGACTAAAAATCTATGGGTCAAAATCGCCCATGCCTCTACAGAGCTTATAAGTCTATTAAGTAATTATTATAATAATTATAATATATATATATATATATAATATACTAATAAGACTTTAAAAGACTTATCAGTAAAAAAGACTTGCATAGTAATTAAAAGTATGGTATAATATAATTATGAATATAGAATTAAAGCCTTTCGAAAGTGTCTTAAATACAAAATTCCTAGCAGAACAATATGTAGAACAAGAATCTAAAGCAGATTTCTTGACATTTGTTCGCTTTGTAGCTCCCACTCTTATCTCAGATTGGAGAATGGGAAGACATATCGAAGTTATCAGTAAAAAATTAAAACAATTAGAGTCTGGTGAGATTAAAAGGCTAATGGTATTTTTGCCTCCCAGATCATCTAAATCTGTTCTATGTTCTAAACTATTTCCAGCATGGTATATAGGAAGGAATCCAGAACATGAAATACTTACTGTTTCTCATAGTGACCAGTTATCAAGCGACTTTGGACGTTCTGTCAGGGATATTGTATCGACTGAACAATTTCAAGATATCTTCAGAGGAGTGTCCTTACGCACAGATGTCAGAGCAGCAGGGAAGTGGAAAACTAACCAAGGTGGAAGTTACTATGCTGCTGGAGTTAGATCGCAGATTGCAGGACGAGGAGCACATATCGCAATTCTTGATGATGTCATGTCAGAGGAAGACTCTTATTCAGAAGCTGGCAGAAGATACGTCAAGGAATGGTATCCTGCTGGACTAAGAACACGTATCATGCCCAATGGTGCTATCTTAATCATTAATACCAGATATCATTATGATGATCTCTGTGGCTGGCTTTTAAAGCAACAGGAAGATATGTCCGAATATAAAGTTATTCCTTGGGAAGTTATTCGCATACCTGCATGGTTGGATGAGGATGCTGCAGAACTTCTCAAGTTACCTGTAGGTTCCAGTTACTTTCCTGAATGGAAACCTGATCATTATCTACAAATAGATGAACAAGAAATTAAAGCTTCCAATGGTTCCAGATACTGGAATGCTTTATATATGCAGAATCCCACACCTGATGAAGGGGGATTAATTAAAAAGAATTGGATTAAATGGTGGGAATATGAAGATCCACCTACCTGTGATTTTATAATACAAACCTATGATACAGCTTTTTCTACAAAAACAACTGCTGATTTCTCTGTTATTCAAACATGGGGAATCTTTTCTCTATTTGATCAAGATGAAACAGGATATGAAAACTTTGCTCCAAATTTAATTTTATTAGGAAATATGAAAGGACGATATGAATATCCTGAACTGCGTAGAATGGCACAAATGTTATACAATCAATTCCATCCAGATGTATGTATTGTAGAGAAAAAAGCAAGTGGACAGTCTTTAATTCAAGATATGCGTAGAGGTGGATTGCCTGTTCAAGAATATATACCAGATAGAGATAAAGTTAGTAGAGTACATGCAGCATCACCTATGATTGAAATAGGACGAGTATGGATACCTAAAAATAAACCTTGGGCTGATGATTTACTAACAGAGATGTTACAATTTCCTAATGCTGCACATGATGACCAAGTTGATGCAATGACAATGGCAATACATTATATGAAGGAATCCTGGCACCTAACACATCCTGATGATCCCTATTATGATGATGAAGATAAAAAAAATAAAAAAAGAGTTGCATACTGGCGAGTTTAATGGTATAATAGTAATATAATATATGGGAGAATATTAATGGAAACAAAAGTAAAAGTAACACCAGATAAAACAAAAGTTAAACAGAAATTTTTTGATACCAAAGCTGGTGATAAATTAAATTTAGATCTACAAGGTTCTGTTCAACATAAAAATATACTTAAAGGAAAACCTTTTGAAGGTTCTAAAGTAAAAGGATCAGGAAAGTGGGAAAGTAAAAGTGGTAGACACTCAGTTACTGGTGAAGTTACTTATCATCCACATACTAAAGAAGCTGAAGGTACAGCTCAATATATTTTAAAATTTAATGAAGGATCTAAAGGTAAGACAATAGTAAAAACTTTAGATGATTTATTAAAGAAAACTCCTGCCAATAGAAATTTAAGAAATGCTAGAGCTGCAAGAGATTCTGGATTAGATGTAAAAACATGGTCAGGATTTTTAACAAATAAACAAAAACAAATGTTAGGTATAAAATAATGGCAACAGAGAGAAATCCATTTGATATGATTCCAGCAGATACACCAAGCGTTGTACCTATGGAGCCTATTCAACAAACAGAAAATACTGAAACAACTTTTGAATTAGCAGATGATGGGGGAGTCATTGTTAATCTTGATCAATCTACAGAAGTAGAAGAAGAAGTATCAGCAGAAGAATGGTATAGTAATATTGCTGATACATTAGATGATCAGGATTTAACTTCTATTGGAAATGATGTAATAGATAAGTTTCAATCTGATAAAGATTCCAGAGGTGAATGGGAATCTATGTTTGAAAGAGGATTTGACTTATTAGGATTAAAACTAGAAGATGCTAGTGAACCTTTTGAAGGAGCATGTACAGCAGTTCATCCACTATTAATAGAATCTGCAGTAAAGTTTCAAGCAAAAGCTTCACAGGAACTCTTTCCATCTGGAGGACCAGTAAAAGCACAAATTCTAGGTAAACAATCTGTTCAAAAACAAGCACAAGCTAATCGTGTTCAAAACTTTATGAACTATCAATTAACTGAACAGATGCCAGAATACTTTGATGAATTTGAAAGAATGCTTTTTCATTTACCATTAATAGGTTCTGCCTTTAAAAAAGTATATTATGATGCAAACTTAGAAAGACCTGTAGCTGAATTTGTTCCTATAGATCAATTTTATGTTTCTTATTATGCTTCAGATTTACGTAAAGCTGATAGATATACACATATAATATATAAAAATCCTATTGATATGCAACATGATATTGATGCTGGTATATATTCTGATATAGAATTACCAGAAGCAAGTAATCCAACACCAACAGCTTTTGCATCTAAAATGGATACAATACTTGGTTTATCTCCCACAGCCGATTCAGATCCACAATATGTTTTATTAGAACAACATGTACATCTTGATCTTCCTGATTCTGAAACAGAAGAAGGAGAATATGCTCCTTATATTATAACAGTTGAACAAGACTCAAGACAGATATTAAGTATTCGTAGAAATTATAAACCTAATGATCCTAAAAAAGAAAAACGAATTCATTTTGTTCATTATAGATTCGTTCCAGGATTTGGGTTTTATGGGCTTGGTCTTATACATTTCCTTGGTAATCTAACTATGACAGCAACTGCTGCAATGCGTAATTTAGTAGATGCTGGACAGTTTGCTAATTTACCAGGAGGGTTTAAGGCTAAAGGAGTAAGAATGGTCGGTGATAACGATCCTATTGCTCCAGGTGAGTTCAAGGAGGTTGAAGCTACAGGTATAGATCTCTCAAAGGCTATTATACCACTCCCATATAAAGAGCCTTCCTCAACTCTATACCAGATGCTACAATTTGTAACTACTGCTGGACAGAAGTTTGCAGACAGCACAGAACAAATAGTTTCTGATGCTGCCTCCTATGGACCTGTTGGAACTACTATGGCTTTACTTGAAGCTTCCAGTAAGTTTTTTTCAGGAATTCATAAACGTCTTCACAAAGCTCAAAGAAATGAATTTAAAATTATTGCAGAAGTAGATTATGATTATTTACCAGTTGAATATCCATATGATGTTCCAAATGAAAGTCGAAGTATTTTCAAAAAAGATTTTGATGGAGCTATAGATGTTGTACCTGTAAGTGATCCAAATATACCAAGCAATGCTCATAGAATGATGTTAGCAAATATGGCTTTACAGATGGCACAACAATCGCCACCAGGAATGTTTAATCTTGAAGCTTTAAATAGAACAATTCTTAATGCTTCTAATATGCCAAATCTGGAAGAGATTTTACCACCTGAACCACAAGCACAACCAATGGACCCTGTATCAGATATTACAGCAGCAACAAAAGGAATTCCTATTGCAGCATTTCCAGGACAGAATCATGATGCTCATATACAAGTAAAGATGTCATATCTTCAAGATCCCATGAATGGTGCTAATCCAGTTATGCAAAGATTACGTCCAGTTCTAGAAGCAAATGTACAAGAACATTCTGTAATGAAATATCAAGAACAAATGGGTGGAGTAACTGGGGTAATGGTAGAACAATTACCACCAGAACAACGTACTCCATCAGGTATAGAAGCTGTAATGGCTGCTGCTGCTAAAGATGTTCTTAATGCTAATATGGCAATGGGTCAAGCTCAATCACCTGAACAACAAATGGTTGCACTTGAACAAGCGAGAGTAGAAGTTGAAAAAGATAAATTAAAACTTGATGCTGTAAAAGATAATGCTGAAATGGCTTTAGATATGCAAGAGCTTGAACTTAAACGTCAACAACAAATGATTGATGCTCAACAAGCTGGAGTAAGTACTGCAGTTAAAGCACAAAAAGCTTTTGATGATAGAACAAGTCGAGAAGCATTAAAACAATTAGATGTAATGGCTAAGATGGCTATAGAAGAAGAAAAGATTCAATTAGAACAACAAAAACTTTTAAATGAAACAGCAGCTAAACAAGCTGAGATAGAATTAAAAGGACAGCAAATGAGTTTAAAAACTTTAGAAAGTGGAGAAAAACTTGAACAAACTGCTGAAAAAGATGATAAACAATTAACATTAAAGTTAATGGAATCAATGACTAAAATAACTGAAAAGGAGGATAAAGATGCCTAAATATGGAGGAGTACATTATCCCAATGATAGTGCAGGATCAACTAAATTACAAAAAGGTTCTGTTCATGTTACGGATAATAATGCTAAAAATAAGTTTGGTATAAATGATCATGTTCCTAATGGTAGAGATACTTTTGGAGATTTTGTAAAAAAATCTGATAGTGATGGTGCTACTGGAATGAGTAGAAGAGGTAGAGTTTTAAGAGAAGATCCAGAATCTTTAACGAATTATCCAAAATAAATTTTTATAACTAGGGATATTTTTATAGCTTATTGACTGCCCTAGCAGACAAGCCAAGACAATAAGTTTATTTTTTTCTGAAGGAGAAAAATTATGGCAAACACAACTTTTAATGGAGCAGTACGTTCTGAAAATGGGTTTAAACAGATTAGTATAAGCTCAACTACAGGTGCTGCTACAGATAATTATACTGTTGATAGTAGTGGTAATGTATCTGGTACTGGTACTCTAAAACTTACTGGTGCAGCAAATATTTTATCTGATTATGAATCAATTACAGATGCTACTAAAACAATAACTTCTGCTGATTCTGGTACTATTTATGGTTTTAATAGAGCAGGAGGTATTGTTGTAACATTACCAACACCTGCAGCAGGTATTGAATATACCTTTCTCGTAGAAACAACTTTTACAGGTGCAGGTCAAATTAAGACAGCAACTACTGATGGTACTGATGGTTTCTTAGGAACTGCATTTTTATTTGATACAGGTGAAATTGGTGAAACAGATAACTTCCATCCTGCATCATCTAATGATGTTATTGATCTAGGACAAGTAGAACAAGGATGGCTAACAGGTGGTTATATTAAACTCTTAGGAGTAAATACTACTACTTGGTGGGTTCAAGCATGGCTCATGGGTGATGGAACTTTAGCAACACCATTTACAGATAGTTAAAATTAATAACCAATATTGGGTGGTATTTATTTACTGCCCAATATTATTTTAAAGGATTTACTATATGGATATTTGGGATGAAGTAGTAAAAGCCTATAGTGATGAGATTCAAAAATTAAAAAATGAACTTGGGTCAGGATTGGCTGAAGATTATTCTCACTATAGACAAGTTGTTGGATCTATTTATGGTATAGAATGGTCTAGACAAAGATTAAATGATATAATAAAAAAACGAACTTATAATGATGGGGATGATGAATAATGCAACAAGTAGCTTTAGGAAAAAGTATAAAGAATGACTTATGGATTACAGATGATGATAAAAATGATCCTATAGTTCTACCAGAACTACCAGGTTATCATATTCTTGTAAGACCTATAAGTATTAAAGGTGAAACAAAAGGTGGTATATTACTACCTGATTCAACAAGAGAAGATATATCATATTTAACAACAGTTGGAAGAGTATTAAGACTTGGTAAGTTAGCTTATAAAGATCAAGATAAATTTCCAGAAGGTCCTTGGTGTCAAGAAACAGATTATATTGCCTATGGTAAACATGTTGGACAGAAGTTGTTTTATAAAGGAATAAGACTTTTATTATTATTTGATGATCAAGTAATTATGAAAGTTGAAGATCCTACAGATTTAGATCCTACATTTAATTTAACAAAAGGTTCATTTTAAACTTGCATTATAGGAAAAAGTATGGTATAATATAAGTAATAACTATAATACGTAATGCGTTTGTGTCGTATACAACGGAGGTAAACATGGCAAATAAAGAAGAATGGAATAAAGTAGAAGTTCCAGAAAAAGAAAAAGAAGAAAAGGTTCAATATGAAGTAGAGGGCGAAGAAACAGAAGAAGTTCAAGCTTCTAAAGAACAAGAAGTAAAAGAAAAAGAACCAGAAATAAAAGAAGATGTTCCTGAAGAATTAGAAGGAATTGAAACAAAAGGTGCTCAGAAAAGAATTAAACAACTTATTCGTCAAAGAAAAGAACGAGATGAGCAAATTCAAAAATTAATTCAAGCTAATGAAACATTACATAATCAAACGACTAAACAAAGAAATGATTTTACTAAAGTTAGTAAATTAAATTTAGATGCTTCGGAAAAACAATTAACTGATAAATTAGAACTTGCACGTAATGCTTATAAAAGTGCTCACGAAGAAGGTGATTCTCAAAAAGTTTTACAAGCTCAAGAAATTTTAAATGATGCTCAAGCAGATTTAAAAAGTTTACATTATACTAGAGAACAATTTCCAGAAGTAGCTACTGGACAACCAGAAGCTCAAGCAGCTTCTCAACAGATACAACAACCTACTCCAGATCCAAGAGCACAAGATTGGGCATCAAAGAATACATGGTTTGGAAAAGATAATATAATGACAGCATCAGCTCTTGCAATTGATGCTGAATTAAAAACTGAAGGTTATACACCTGAAGATCCAGATTTTTATAAGGAAATTGATAATAGACTTAAAACAGCTTTTCCTCAGAAGTTTACTGAAGGAACTGTTGTTGAAGAAAAAATTCGTAAAGATGGTTCGTCAACACCATCTCAAGTTGTAGCAGGAGGTTCACGTTCCTCTCCTAATTCTAAAAAGGTAAAATTATCTCAATCAGATATAAGATTAGCTAATAAATGGAATATACCACTTGAACAGTATGCAGCCGAAAAGCTTAAAACAGATAAAGCTGAAGGTGAATATACAACAGTTAATATGAAACGTGGAGGATAAAATGACACGATTAAATACACGTAGTACTAAAAACAGAGAAACTGAAACTAGAGAAGAAACAGATTATACCTATACAGAACCCAATGCAACTGCAATTCCTGAACATATAAAACAGCGATTTGCAAATGAGGGTTTAACACTTGGTTGGTTACGTACTGATATGAAAGGTAAAGATGATTACATGAATGTTGGTAAGAAATTAAATCAAGGTTGGCAATTTGTTACTCCTGAAGAAGTACCTGAAATGAGTACAACTTCTTTCGTAAAGAAGGATGGTCGCTATGCTGGAGTCATCAGTCGTGGAGATGTAGCGTTAGGTAAAATACCTACGAAAAAGCTAGAGGCTAAAAGAGTTTATTATAGAAAAAAATCAGCAGATCAGATGGAAGCAGTTAATTCACAATTAATGAAGTCTTCTAATTCTCGTATGCCGATTAGTAATAACTCTAAATCTACAGTTGTAAAAGGAAGAACTCCTCAATTTCAGGAATAAGCCTTTTACATTTTTTTAATCTTCAAACTTAGGAGAAATTCAATGGCTACAAGTTATAATCCATTTGGTTTTCTTCCAGTTCGAAAAAGAGATGGTCAGGCAAATACAGAAGCATTTGGACAACTTGTTCAACCTGTTTCCAGTTCTGCATATGCTATAACAGCATTACTTCCTGAAAATATCTATACTGGTGATATGATTGTTATAAAAGCAGCAGGTACAATAAAAACCTCTGCAGCAACTACATTGAAACCTTCAGGTGTTTTCCAAGGATGTACTTATGTAGAAGACGGAGAACCAAAATTCTCTCGTCATTGGACAGGAGCAACATCTGCGTCTGATGTTAAATTACATGTCATTACTGATCCTGCACAAACATATCACATTCAAGCGAATGCAACTTTATCTGATGGTGAATTAGGAAAAGTATTAAATTATACTTGTTCAGTTACCAATACTTCAGTTGGATCAACTACTACTGGACAGTCTAGGTATCACTTAGAATCAGCTCCAATAGGAGCAGATGTCGCTTCAGGTCATGCACGTATCGTTGGACGTAAAATGTATGATGGTGCATCAGTAGGTGGAAATGTAAGTTCTCTTGACCAATATCCAATTGTTGAAGTTTGGCTCGCTGGACACAGAAGTAATTTTGTTAAAGCTGCTGTTTCAACATCTGTATAAGCTAGAAAGGAATAATAAATGGCTATAAATAGAGCTAGTATTAGTAAAGAACTCCTTCCTGGACTGAATGCAGTTTTCGGATTGGAGTACGGAGATGTAAATAATGAACACGAGCCTCTATATGATGTAGAGAACTCAGATCGTGCCTTTGAAGAGGAAGTTCTCTTCACAGGTTTTGGAACAGCACCTACTAAAAATGAAGGTGCTGCAGTTAGTTATGATGATGCGACAGAATCTTATACTGCTCGTTATACTAACGAAACAATTGCATTAGCTTTTGCAATAACTGAGGAAGCTATGGAGGATAACCTCTATGATACTTTCTCTAAGTTACGTGCAAAAGGTCTAGCAAGAGCAATGGCAAATACTAAGCAAGTAAAAGCTGCTGATGTATTTAATAATGCTTTTACTGCTGGTGCTTATGCAATAGGTGATGGGGTTGCATTTATTGCAACAACTCACCCAACAGTAGTTACTGGAACACAAAGTAACTATGCAAATGATGGTACAGCAGCAGACCTTGCTCAAAGTACTCTTGAAACTTCTTTAACTCAAATTCAAAAGACTAAAGATGATCGAGGTATTTTAGTAGGAGCTAGTGCTATGTCATTGCATGTTCCTGTTGATTCTTGGAACTTAGCTGATGTCACATTAAACACTCCTGGTAAAGCTAGTAGTGCTGATAATGATATCAACCCAACTCGTCATATGGGTATGGTTCCTAATGGTTTTTATGTAAACAGACGTTTCACAGATGGTGATGCATGGTTCATAAAAACTGATGTTCCAAATGGTACTAAAATGTTCATTAGAACACCTTTACAAACTAAAATGGAACCAGATTTTGATACTGGCAATCTTCGATTTAAAGCACGTGAAAGATATTCTTTCGGTGTTTCTGATTGGAGAGGCTGGTATGGGAATGCTGGTACCTAATACTAATAATTCTGGAGAGGTGAGAGTTATTCCACCTCTTCAGATTTTAAGAAGGAAATAAAATGGCAGGAAATTTAAAAGCATATTATAAATCAGCAAGTGGAGTTGTTTATGCAAATCCAGGAAGAAGTCGTGTTATAGCAATCCATGCTGAATCCACAGCAGCAGGTACATTTGATTTACAAGATTCAAACGGAAGTCAAATTAAATTTCAAGTTGCAGCTAGTAATGGAGCAGATATTTATATAGGAGAACTAGGTGTACAATTTGATGGTACAATAAGTGCATCAATGCCAGCAGATGGTGCAGGTATAACTTTAATAGTAGGATAATTATATGTCTACTTATGCTTATCTTAAAACTGATATTATAAATACAGCAGAAAATGATTCAACAGAATTTTCAGATCAAATTTCTTATTTTGTTAATCGAGCTGAAGATCGTCTTATAAAAGAATTAGATGATTCAGGACTTGATTATTATTCTTCATTTACATTTACAGCTTCAGATCCAGTAGTAAGTTTACCTGCTGGAACATTAGTTGTACGTAATGTAAATTATAAAACAAGTGTATCTTCTAATATAACACCTTTATTACAAAGACCTTACGAATATGCTATAGATTATTGGGGATATGCAAGTGCCTCAACAGGTACACCTAGATATTATTCAAGAAAAAATAACACATCAATTTATATAGTACCTACTCCTGCATCAACATTAACAGGTGAAGTACAATATACCAAAAAACCTTTAGCCTTATCAAGTGCTACAGGTACAAGTGCAACTACTACAAATTATTTTAGTGAGTTTTGTTATAATGCCTTATTTAATGCTTGTATGATTGAGGCATATGTTTATATGAAAAGTTGGAATACTGTTTCATTATGGGAAGGACAGTATAAGAATGCAATAGATGCTTTAAGAAATCAAGCAAGAAGAACAAGAAGGGATGATATGGAAACTCCAGCAAGTCCTACAGGTGGTCCAGATCCAATTATACAGGGAGCTAATTAGTGGCAGGATTGAAATCAAGGAAATATTATGACGAATTAACTGATTTAGTTTTTTCAGAACAAGGTGATTCAAAAAGAGCAAATAAAATATTTGACATCTTAGAAAGAAGAGGTTTTCCAGCATATATGGTTGAGCAGAGTATAAGTGCTGGTCGTGGTCTTCCTGAAAAAGAAGACTATAAAAAAGGTGGAATGATTAAAAGAAAAGGTGGTAGCCAATTAGTAAAAAAGAAAAAGAAAAAGAAAAATAAATTAACACAGGTTGCAGGTAATTTATCTTTAAAAGATAAAGCTCTTTATAAG